GACTACGCACGCGCTGACTTCTGCAACACTGGCTAATAAGTCACACCCCGTCACTAAACAGCTACAGAAACTATTTGACGATATCCGAGAGCAAGGGGCGCTGGACAGTTTCTATGGATCACAAAGCCTAGATGAGTTTGTAGCGGAGGCTTTTGGTAACCCAGAGTTCCAAGCAGAACTGGCAAGCATAAAACCTGATGGCTCACCGATTTCGGCGTTGCAAAGGTTCTTCAACACGATTGGCAACTTTGTACGGCGCATGTTGGGGATGCAGACTAAACCACTGGGTTCGGCGCTAAATCAAGCTGATACATTCATTGAAGCTATGCTCGCCCCCGCACCACAATCTCGGGGAGCCGGTGCGCTGTACCTAAAATCAGCCGCTGATGTCATGGGTGGTCTTGATAAGATAGCGAAAGCGTTCCCCAAACTTAGCCCAGCGCGTCGAAGGCGTTTCGTTAACCAAGTATACGAGTTCTTTAGCGGCGCTTCACCTGCCAAGAGAGTTGCCCGCGCTGCACTTTTAGCTACCGCTCCGCTGCAAGCACTAACAGACGTAGCCCCGAGGTATGGTATCAAGTCCGCGTTTAAGCTGCACACCACGATACAGGGTATGGTGGGGGCGCAAGCGAGAGCGGAGACCCGCGTAGACGGTACAATGAACAGTATGCAGAAGTGGCTTAAAACAGCCACAGACGCCGAGGTTGAGTCCTTTAATAATCTCGTTTACGACAGCACCACGCAGCAGGTAGACCCGTATGCGCCCCAAAGTAAATACGCGAACAACCCTGAGAAACTAGCTGTATGGAAGGCCATGCAGAAAGACGTTAGGGTTGTTAAGGCGGGCGGTAAAAACACCTACATCGAACTTCGTGAAAGCTACAGACAACAGTTCAACGAGTTACAAAAAGTTATAGAAAGCCGCATCGAAGGTCTCAAAGACGCAGACGGTAACCCACTAGCGGAAGAGGCTAAAGAGAAGCTCAAAACCGACATATTTGATAAGATATTCGCCAAGGGCCGTATTGAACCCTACTTCCCGCTAACGCGTCGGGGCGACAAGTGGCTGGAGTATAATACTAAAGTCACGGACGCGCAGGGTAACACAACCACTGAACCTGTCTACATGGCCTTTGAGACCGCCTACGAACGAAAACAGTTTATGGAGTCGCTCAAAGGCAACAAAGATGTAGATCAAAAGTCAATACGCCCGTACGAGAACATAAAAGCTGCGGTAAACGGGGCGCAAAAAGACGCGCCAAATACTTCGTTCATTAATGAAACTATGAAGTTATTGGCAGGAGTAGATCAAGATGTACGAGACGAGTTTACTCAACTGTTCCTGAACACACTGCCGGAATCCTCCTTTGCGAAGAGTATGGTTAGCCGTGCTAACGAAGGTAAAGGTCGGCTGGGCTTTGATAAAAATGCGGAGTCGGCGTTCCGGTACAAGGCTTACAATCTAGCTTCTCAGATAGAGCGTATGCGGTACTCCAACGACATTGATAATGTTATGACGGAACTCCGCGAAGAAGCTGAAGCATACGGCAGAGAAAATCCAGACGACCAGCCAGTGACAAATGCGACTTTCGATGAACTCGCACAACGCGCCAGTTTTGCTAAGAACCCACCGGCAGATAAACTTGCTTCCAACCTCAACCGTATAGCTTTCGTAGGGACGATTGGCTTCAACGTATCGTCCGCTATAGTCAACTTGTCGCAAATACCGCTTATGTTCCAACCGTTGTTAGGGGGAACTTACGGGCAAGTGAACGCAGCTAAAGCTATAGGTAACGCAAGCAAGCTATTTCTGGGTAGTGGTAAGTCGCGCAAGATAGGTACTATGCTCGGTGGAGAAGCTGATGCAAAGGGTATGCCGTCCATAGATAACTACTACCAAGAGATACAAGATGCGGACGGTAATGTAACACTTAAAATAAGAGACGATCTCAACCTAGACGCGGCAAAACGTAAAGAACTTGAAGACCTTATGCCTCTTGTAGAGATGGCGGCTGCACAAGGGCAACTGAACCGTTCTATATTCTACGATACGCTTGGTGTTGAGTTGTCAGGCAGAGAAAAAGGTATTTGGGACTACACTAACGCGGCGTCTGCGTTCATGTTCCATCAGGTAGAACGTGCCAACCGTCAAGTAGCTATGGTGTCTACTTACCAACTAGAACTTGCGAGTCTAAGAGAAAAAGGCGGTATGACTGAAGCCGCCATGCAAGAAGCTGCGGCTAAAAAAGCTATATACAAAGCGCAGGAAATGAATGGTGGCGCATTTCTAGCTACAGCCCCCCGTATTGCTCAGACTGGTATTGGGCGTGTTGCCATGATGTATAAGACGTTTGGCGTTCAAATGTATTATACGATTATGAAAACAGGCAAAGCCGCGTTCTCGGATGCTGACCCTGAAGTAAGAAAACAAGCTATGAAGTCACTCGTTGGTGTCATGTGTTCTTCTATGCTCATGGCTGGTGTCCAAGGCTTACCAATGATTGGAGCCGCGTTTGCCATCGCTAACTTGTTCCTAGACGACGATGAAGACGACGCTGAGACAATCACCCGCAAGTTCTTGAGTGAAGGTTTCTACAAGGGTGGTATCAACGCCGCGACGGGTATGGACGTAGCCGCTCGTTTTGGCCTTGGCAACCTACTCTTCAGGTTAAACCCGTACGCTCAAGATCAATCCGCTGTGGAAATAGCCGCGCAAGCGATTGGCGGTCCAGCGCTAAGTGTTATATCCCAGTTTGCGCGGGGGGTAGGCGATGCTGCTGACGGTAATCTACAACGTGGTGTAGAGACCATGCTGCCTTCTGCCTTCCGTAATATAGCTAAGACAATGCGTTATTCAGAAATGTTCGGTGAAGGCGCGATTAAGTCAAGGCGTGGTGACGTAATATACGACGATATATCAACTGGCGAACTTACGGGACAACTTCTTGGTTTCGCTCCGGCTGGTTACACGTTGATCCAAGAAAAGAACATGAGTAGCAAGCGTATAGACCGTGCCGTGAACAAAAACCGCACTCAGACGCTGCGTGAACTCTACATCGCACTCCGTATGGGCGACTATGACGGAGTTATACAGGGCGTTGAGGAAATACAAAAATTTAACAGGAGTAACCCTAACTTTGCCATATTTGGCAAAACTGTAGGCAAGTCTATGCGGCAACATGCAAAGACCTCTGCAACCATGATGAATGGTATAACTATCAGCCCCAAAATGCGCGGCGTTATACAGCAGCACAGGACAGACTACTGGGGTGAACCCGATACCAACCTACTCCGCCTGATTGATTTCGACTAAAAAACCCCCACCGGTTAGGGTGGGGGCAAGTTTGAGGCATCTGATGCCCCATTAGGAGAACGACAGACAGGGAGGTGGCTGTCCCTTAAACAATATCACACCGTTCTCCATATGCGAATACCTAATATCTTGTTCTCTACGACTACTTTTGCTTCAGTTTTGTAGTCTTTTGCCACAAGTATCTTGGCTGCTTGGCGCATTGCTTCTTCAGTATTTATGCAAGGTACGAATACTGAAGTACCTACGACCATATCGTCCCAGTTGACCACGATCCGCACCCCATCAGGGTTAAGATCGTCAGTCCTCAATACTGCTTGCTTCATCACTTCCCTCTATAGAACAACTTACGACAATCACATCAGTCGGCGGCAACTGCATGTGCGTACCCTTGCTCAACCGCATCTTGGTCTTAGTAGCGCCCATGTTTGTCTTTAGCTCTTCCAAGAACGCGGCATAATTTATCTGCTGCTCACCGCACCATGCCCTAAGAGGTTTCGGTATTAGGTAGGCTTTCTTCAGATCTGTTTCGTACCTAGCGACCAGCTTGCCTCTCGGCAGTGCTTCCGGCACAACGAGGGAATCAAGACCATTCTGATTCTGTTTCCGTAAGTCATCCGTGCTTTTGATCCACAAGACGTTACCCCAATGTTCGTGGATATAATCGTTAAGCACTTCCTCGACTGACGCGCTCATGTCCGACACGTAATGCTGGTTCTGCTTCAACATAGACACAGCCCACTTAAATACCTTGCCTATGTCGTAGTCTATAAGCCCCGCACGTTTAGCAAGTATAAGCCCCGCCATCGTGTTAGTAGCGAACGCAGACCAGAACCGGTTCTCAGATGTAAGACCCGCCGCCTTATCTACCTTGCTCCTAACCTCATCTATCAGCTTCGTAACTGCGTCTAGATTACTTATCACATACTGTACATACTCTTTACCTGCAGTACCGTAGTGGTTACTAAGCGCGGCACTAAACCTATCCTGCTCCTCTTTCTCCTCTGCCTCGTTAAACAAGCGGTCTACCTTCACCTCTAAAATGCGCTGTGCTTCCGCTTTCGGCATAGCTTTCGCCATGCTGACCCGTTCAATGATGCTTGTATTGCCCGTAGTTACCGACAACAACTTCCACGCATCCCCACGGTACCTCTCAGCGTTACCGCCGCTAGTCATGCGCCCCCGCTGCCTACCACCCGTTAGCTGGTAAGCAAGGTTACTAAGTTCGTTGGCGCTGCTGTTGGTAAGTTCGTCCATGTACAAAGGTAGGTTATGGTAGATCTCGCCCCTGTGCATCTTTGTGTTAAACGTATCACGCTCGTTTATAATCAGTTCTTCCGGCCTCCCCCACACCGAAACTGCCGCAGCTATCGCTGTGGTCTTACCCACACCGGACTCTTTGCTGTGTATATGCAGTGCCGCACAGTTGACGGGAGACAGGTTCATAAGGATAGAACCGAACGACGAACCAACCACAAACTGATGTAGTTCGAAGCCCTCGCGGTTGTAGAAGTTTATGGTTTCCTTCCACTCCTCCAACGTGCCTTTCGGTTCGAAGGCGGGGAACAGGCCCATAGTCTGGTTTGACGGGGGGTTAAACTCTACGCGGTCCCCAAATATCTCCTGATTACCTAAGATAAACGACTTACACTGGTCGTCTGTCCAACCAAACTGTTTATGTGCTTCATCTGCCACGCTATTTGCCTGTAATTCGTTAACCCATGTTGTTGTGTAGTGCATAATCTCGTCCATCTTACTCACGGCTACGCCGTACATAGACATCTGTTTACGAAACTCTTCTCTGGAGTTTACGGCGGTCAGGGGTATTGTAAACTCCCGCACGCCGTCTTTCGGTAGGTGCAGCCGCATAACTACGGCCTCACCTAGTTCTCCGTCCCACAAGCGGCGAACCACGTATAGATCGTTGTGATATATAGGCTTCTCGGTAACGTCACCGTCAGGAAGCGTCACCCTAGTATATACGCCGCCGTTAGCGCCTCTAAAGTATGGTGCGGGGTAAGCGGGTATTGTGTACGTGTTTATCGGTGCATCAGGCAAGTCTATCGACGGTGCCTCCACCACGTTGTCTTCTTCGGTAGCCTCTCGTATACTGCTGCCGAGACTAATGGGCGACTTTATCTTTCCCCTGTTAGGACATTCGCTGCATATGCCGGGGTTAAACTCATCAAACGTGTCGCAGAGATACGGACCCTTAATCAAGTCCATCTTCTTTACCGTGTCTGCTGTGTTATACTCAGGGTGATTCTTAGACATTAAATGAGCGGCCTTCTGACCGTCTTCGCAGAACTTGGCTATCGACAGCCCCGCCCTCCATAGTGGCTCACTTATGTCCTGTTGGTTAACGAGTATGTTCTTTATCTGTTCACACCCGTTATTGGCACGGGTCTTGAGTACAATATCCTTAAAAGTGTTCTTCTTATTGCCCAATAGCGCGTTCATAACTGCGTTACTGCCAGAGGGTATGTGTCTCGTAGGAACTGGTATCAACTCAGCGCCAAGATATTCCTTGAACACATCTATATCTAGAGGTTTCGGCACATCACTACCGAAGAAACTCACCGATACGGGCGGGTCTGGTTTATGGTTGTGAGTACGGGGTACACGAAGTACCCGCGCCGCATCAGCAGTTACTGCCGGATCTGCTAACAGGTTATGCTCCGCACATAGCCGCTTGAGAGTCTCGGCTACCGGTAACCACTCTTCCATACTAATAGGTTCTGACAAGAACCAATAAACGTGTATGCCGCGACCAGAGTTAATCAACAGCGGTTTCGGTAGGTCTAGCTTCTTGCAAAACCCCCGTAAAGCCAGCATGGCTTCGTTTTGATTTTCGTAATCCTTACTGGGACCACAATCTAAATCTAGAAAGAACGTCCTGAGTTCTTTGACATTGGTTACTTTGCGTGATCCAGCTTCTTCAAAAGTAGCTAGCGCGAAGTACGCATCAAACCCAGCCTCGTCTAGTTCCTGCGCTTTCGTCAGAACAGCGTCTATGGAGTCGTAGAACTTTTGTACCCTGCGGTTCTCTGAACCTAGGGACGCAAACACACAATAAAAGCCACCTTCTCCTAACGCTCTCTGTAAGAATTCTTTTGTTTCCATTATCACTTACCCGAGAGAAATCCCCGACCACGCTAGGCGCAGCCGGGGTTATGTTAAAAGAGCTAATCGTCCCAATCGTCCACAATAGCGTCTAGTTCGGGGTCTTTGGCTTTCGCGGGAGTAGACTTCTTAGCCACTTTCTTTGGCTCGTCTATCTCATCCTCTGTTACCTCTGGCTCCTCCGCACTCTGGAAAGGATTACCGCGATTAGCCACAAAGCCATCGACACCCACGAAAGGAGACGACACCTGCATAGGCACGTAATCAGTTACCTGCACAGCGTTAAGCCGTAACGATACACCGGTACCTACACCTTTAGCATGATACGGCACACATACACCCGCGATATTCACGGTGCTACCTGTAGTAAGCATAAAATCATCAGGTAACTGGGTGTTAGAAGCGTCATACTGTGACGGCTTCCTAGTCGCATCCTTGCCATACGCCCCCTTCAAAGAAGTCTTGAAGGTATACGTACCCTCTTCTTCCTTAGTAAAGGGGTTGTCGAACTTCTCAGGCCAATCATCTGTGGCCCTTTCCGCGTACGCCGCTTTCATCTGCGAGTACAACTTCTTGGCTTGTGCGCTGGACATACGGAAAGCTAACTCGTACTTAGCGCCGTCCTCGAACACATCACAAGGTACTGAACGTTTCTCTTTGTTGTCGAACCTGTATGTTGTGTTCAAACGCGGCCACAGGGCTTCTACTTGACCAATCATAAAGGGTATGGATTTTGGCTTATCAGCCATATTACTTCTCCTAATGTTAATGTTGGAACCCGCTTGTTTCTGCAAACGGGGACTTCATGCTGCCCTCAAATGGTGTGTATTCCAGAGTGATGGCCCGTATTGTATCGGGATGGTTAATCATCTCTGAAGCTACACTTAATTCTTCATCCCTTAGAGAGCGACTAGGTTTGAAGAATAGCTTCGGGGTATCACTATCTGTATCGAAATACATCTTTGTAAGTACAGTGATAGCCGGTGTATCGTGGTTCGAGAGAAATCTAGCGTACGCTTGCATAGGCATATTCCCGTCACGTGCTTGCCCGAATATAGAGGTAGCTGGGAGGCGTAGTTGATGCACTTCTCGTAACCTATCCTCCGGTGCGATAGCCAAACGCTGCGAAAACCTGCAAGCGCGGCTGCTACCATATCCTGACCCACGAATGTTGTGGGGGCAGTCCATGCACCTGTTAGCTTGTCGTTGCCCTTGAGGTACATCAGGGGATGGAACTTGTGTATCCGCTGACCAACAAGTAGGTAGCATCAACCTGTCTGGATCGTAATCTCCCTCGTAGTATGCGCGAGATATACCGGCTGCGTTAACCACAACCATGTTGTACTCATCGTCATCTACTAGAACTTCGTTTTCCCCTATACATTCGGTGAACAACTTATCCCGTATGCTTATCCGTCTCATAGATCCTGATCTACCTCGGCATCTGGTTCGGCGCTTCCCTTATCCGCAGAAAGCGCGGTGGTAACGTCCTCAATGCAGAACCGGTAGGTGTTAGCTACACGTATGTAGGTGTTCTCAGGGATATTCTTGTTTCTAACCCACCCGCGCACGGTAGATACCGACACGTGCAAGTGGTTGGCTAGCTTCTCAATAGGTACGTAAGGTCCACTCATCATTTTTTCCTAACAGAAATTATGTATTCGTTGTCCACGTTTAGCCCCGGTGGAACACATTCGGGGTTTTCTTCTAGGAACTGCTTTACATGGCCTTGGTTTAAACGCTTTTCGAGAAATTCTGGTACACTGTTCTCTTCGATGAAGTTGTACATAGACTCCCAATCGCTCGTCCAATAACGGGTCTTAACGGTTCTGTAAAATAATCCTTCAGAAGTTCGTACACTCTCGACATCATGCTCTTTGCAATGACCCAAGAGCGCTCTCTTTATGGTGTCCTGCTGTTCCCGAAGATCACTATCTTTCTCCTTAAACTCAGCGGATAATTCACTCCGCTTCGCTTTTATTTTTAGATAGATTTTGGTCAGCTTATCTAATTCACCACTCATTTGCACCTCCAAATCTTTGTAGGGTGTGCAATCTAATGGCAATAAATATACTAGTCAAGCAATTTGTTATATAAATCTACAATTTGAGAGTGAACGTCTATTTTGCTATCTAATAAACGGTAAACGTGTTTCTCTACGAGGGAGCCTTGTAGCTGCACAATGGTACACTTATGCTTCTGCCCTGCACGATGTACTCGGGCGTTGGCTTGAGCGTACGTCTCCAAAGAACTTGTCGGACCCCACCAGACCACCGTGTTTGCGGCAGTCAGTGTTACACCGTGGGCGGCGGCGGCTGGCTGGATAATCAGGACTTGGGGATCGTCCTGTTCTTGAAATGCCTTAAATATGTCAGTCCGTCTGCCGACCGGCACATCACCTTGTATGACAGCGTTGCTTATACCATCGGAAGTAAGTTTCTCAGACAGTACGCTTATCGCATGTTTGAAAGGCACGAACACAAGCACCTTCTGGCTTGACTCGTCTATGACCTCACGTAGCACTTTGTATCTGTGCTTTATATCAAACTCTAGCGTATCGCCCTTATCGGTATAGATCGCCCCACAAGATATCTGTAACAGCTTGTTCATGTTAACAGCCGCGTTCACTGCGGTTATCTCTTCTCCCGCAGCTTGAACTACCATGCGGCTTCGCAATTCCTTGTAGTATTTCTTCTGCTGCCGCGTGAGTTCAACTTCCCGCTTGGTGTAGATCATATCTGGTAGATCCAGACAGTCTTCCTTGGTGTACCGTATGGCAGGTTGTAGTGCGTTGAACACCGTGCTT